TATCGACCAGTAAAGCCAAGAAGTCTAGACTAGACGGTATTGCTCACGTTGCGTCCATAATTGACAACAATAATTTAATTGTGTCAGACAAGTGTATCGAGTGTTTGAAGACTATTGACCAGTATCGTTGGGATGAGAGGGATAACCTAAGCAAAGAACGCCCTGCCCGCAACGGTGCCCAGCACATGGCGGACGCGATAAGATACGCACTCTATACATATTCAGGAACGCACTCAATGTTCTAGAGTACGCACACAAAACCCTAACTTTTTATACCCCCTAAAAAATTATTGACAATAGCCCCACCTAGGGTATAGTACTTTAATGATAGAAACAAACCTCAAGAGAGACCCAGTAAAATACGTTAGAGACGCAGTAAAGTCGCGATACCCTAAAGGCAGCTCTTGCAGGGTATGTGGGGCCACAGAGCTTTTAGAGTTCCACCACTACCATGCTGTAGCCGAAATGTACAAGCTCTGGCTAAAAATTACTAGATATGTTCAAGCTGACGTACTTGAACATAGGGACGAGTTTATCGCCTCACACGAAGATGAGCTGATACACAAGTGTGTTACATTGTGTAAGCATGACCACGCTAGGCTCCATAAGATCTATGGCAAAAGCCCTAAATTAGCTACCGCAGAGAAGCAAGAGCGTTGGGTGTCGAAACAACGACAGAGAAAACTAGATAAGGGGACTTAAGATGGGGCTGTTACAGCTACCTAAACTAAGACAAAAGGCAGCACCTGTAGTCGTAGAAGAAAAACTAAACCCCTCTCAGATGCACATTGCAGGGGACTACGGGCGAGATAACAACTCTACTACTTATAGTTTAAAGTACCATAGAGCGTACGATAAGTTGGAAGTAGTTCGCAGAGGTACGGATTTACTGGTAGATGCTTTAAGTCAGATAAACTTTGACTTAAAAAACAAAATGTTCACTGGTAGCTCCTTCTCCCCAATGCGAGCTAACGCTCTAGAAGTTCTACTAAACTCTAGGCCAAACCCATACCAAGATACAAACTCGTTTAGACGCAGCTTTTGGATGGACTTCCTACTTGAGGGGAACGTATTCCTGTATTTCGATGGAGACTACCTATATATACTCCCTGCTAGGGACGTTACCGTAGTGTCAAGCCCAATAACTTTTATAAAAGAGTTTACGATAGGCGAGGAGACATACACTCCAGACCAGGTTATCCATTTAAAAGACAACTCGGCAACTTCTCTTTTCAGAGGGGACTCAAGACTTAAAGCCTGCCAGGAAAGTATAAACCTTTTAGGCAGTATGCTTACCTTCCAAACTAACTTCTTCAATAACGGGGCAGTACCTGGCTTAGTATTAAAGACGGACGATATTCTGGGAGATAAACTTAAGGCTCGAATGCTAGCATTCTGGACTAGAAACTTCAACCCACGCGAAGGCGGACGGAAGCCTGCGCTTCTTGATGGTGGCCTTAGTATCGATTCTATAGGGTCTAAAGACTTTAAAGAGCTTGACTTTTCTAATAGCATAAAAGACGCTGAAGTACGTATACTAAAAGCACTGGGTGTGCCACCTATACTACTAGACTCCGGTAATAACGCTAATATTTCACCGAACATCCGACTGTTTTACGTGACAACCGTAATGCCTTTGATAGACCGGTATGTATCCGCAATAGAATCGTACTTCGGGTATGATGTTAAGCCAGCGTATGCTGAGGTTGCTGCACTTCGCCCAGAGCTTAAAGATCTTTCGGACTACTATACTTCCCTAACCAACAACGGTATTATGTTAGGTTCGGAGGCCCGAGAGGCACTACGCCTACCGCAGCTAGATGACCCGCTACTAGATAAGATAAGAATCCCAGCCAATGTTGCAGGCTCCGCAAGTGGGGTATCGGGACAAGAGGGTGGTGCTCCCCCAAAAGGGGTTCGCGAATACCCAAAATTAACCTAGGGAAACAACCCTACTAGGAGTATACAACACTGTGAGTGAAGACAAGAAAACAAAGGTTACACCTAGCGTGAAACCTAAGACTACAAACAAAGAAGACATACTAGATAACCTAGTTATCTTCTTTGTTTCGTTAAGTAACCACCCATCTGAAAAGATCGTAATCAGCGCGCATGAGTTTAACAGTATACCGGCCACACCTTACTCTCTAAAAGAGGTGGTAGCTACCTTCGGTACTTACGACGAGATGGTTTATAAAGTACAACAGATTATATCCGATCTACCTACCAACTTCCAATACACGGAACAGGCAGACTTGCTGGCTACGGGGGAAGAGCGTTCAATCTCCGAGATTAAAGCGTCAAAACTTAGCGCACTTGCTAGGGTTACTCGACAGGCTACTCAATATAATACAGAAGTGTCTAACTTAAACGAACAAATCAAGGTAGCGAGGGCATCTTTGAAGTACGTGGGGGAAGCTCTGAAGCGCCTAGCTGACGAAGAAGTTGAGGTTGAAAAGCACTTTGATGCTAAGCTCGACGAAGCCGTAAAAACTACTGACCTAGCTAGAGCAGACCAGGTACAGGCACTGAAAGGCCGTGCCAGCAGAAATACTAGGATACTTAAAAGCAATGACAAATAAAACTTGTTACTTTAACACTAAAATTGAGTCTGTGGAGAAGGGGGCAGATGACGGCGGCGAGTTAGTCATTAAGGGGTACGCTAATACTACCGATGAGGACAGAGCTGGCGATGTAATACGAAGTGACGCGTGGGCTGGTGAGGGAATGAAGAACTACCTTCTAAACCCTATTATTCTAGCCTTCCACAACCATTCTAAGCCTATCGGCACTATGATTGAACATCAGGTGACAGACAAGGGTTTAGAAATAACCGCTAGAATATCTAAGGGTGCTGGCGATATCTACGAACTTATTAAGGATGGCATTCTTAAGTCCTTTTCTGTAGGCTTCCGCATTAATGATGCAGAGTACAATGAACATCTAGACCTGTTTATTATTAAAGCCTTAGAGTTGTTAGAGATCTCAGTAGTATCTGTACCCTGCAACCAGACCAGCATATTTAACGTGTCTAAGGACGTTGAAGGTAATGCAGAAGACATAACCGAACTAAAAACCAAATTTGCAACAAAAAAACTAGAGGGTGTACCTAACCCTTCTAAATCTACCGAAGAGGAATTAGATACAATGACCCCAGAAGAAATCGCAGCTGCCCAAGCACTGCAAGTAAAAGAAGCCGTAGCAGCCGCCCTTAAAGCCCAGGACGATGCCCAAAAAGCAGAAAAAGCAAAGAAAGAAGCTAAAGCTGCCGAAGACCAGCGAATTGTTGCCCTAGTCAAAAGCGGTGCCGAAGGTCTTGTTGCTGAGATGGCTAAAGCACACGCTGAGTCAACCGAAGCATTCGATACGTCTGTTAAAGAGTTGCGCGAAGAGCTAAAAGCTAAAAGTGACGAAATTGCTGCTATCCGTACTGAGAAGGCTAACTTCCACGGTAAGGGCACAGGGACTGCACTTACTGCTGAGCAAGAAGCTGAAGTATGTGACGCCGTCATGCTATCTAAGATGTTTAATAAAGATGTACTGAATACTAAGGCCGGCGAGAAGCTGGTAGAGAAGTTAAACACTAGCTCTAGTTATGAAGTTTCTTCCGAAGGCTTTGAAACTGTATTCTCTAACAACATGCAGCGTGACATCCAAGACTTGCTAGTTGTAGCCCCTCTGTTCCGTGAAATTAACATGAACAGCCGTGTTATGACCTTGCCTATTCGACCCGATGCTGCTTCAGCTACATGGGTTGCTGCTGCTGCCGAAGGCACAAGTAGTTCTTCCGGTTCAGAGATTGCTATTGCAAATACTGAAGTAGATTTGGTCTGCCAGAAGCTAGCTGCTAAAGCTTACTTAACTGACGAAACTGATGAAGATGTTCTACAGGTTATGATGCCTTTCATTCGAGACGCACTTGTTGAAGCTCACGCAGAAACTCTTGATCTCGGTTTGATTAATGGTAATGGCGTGGGTGCTAACCCTACTGGCTTGATTAGCGTATCTGCTGCTGCCGGTGCACATCTTGCACACACTAAAGTATTCAATTCTGCTACTCGCGTTACTGCCCGTGACTTGATTGATCTACGTTCAACTATGGGCCAACGTGCTCTGAAGCTGAATAACCTTGCCCTGATTGTTGATCTTGAGACCTACTGGGATTTACTTCGTGACACTGCGTTTGAAACTTTAGATGAAGTGGGTAGCCTTGCTACACGAGTTACGGGTAAAGTTGGCCGTTTGCACGGTATGGACGTTCTGGTTTCTACTCAGTTCCCCACAGCAGCCTCCACTTCAACTTTCGCATTACTTGTTGATAAGACTAACTTTGTTATGCCACGTCAGCGCGGCCTTCGTGTCCAAACTGACTACGATATTGAAACTCAACGCCGAGTTATCGTATCTACTGAGCGTGTTGGTTTCTCAGCGCTCATCGGTACTTCCGGTGTTGCAACTTATGGTTATGCTGTTTAATAGCTGAACTACTAAAGGAAACCCGGGCTACCGGGTTTCCTTTTTAATTCCTACACTAACCCAGAGTGGTAATTAAAAAGGAACCTAATGAACACACTAGTATCTCTAGAAGACTATAAAGCGTACGTCGGAATTAGCAATGCCAATGACGACCCAAAGTTACGAATAACCCTAGCCTTAGTATCTGCGTTAGTGGAAGACTATTGTGGTAGGCAGTTCCTAACTGCTACAAAAGTAGAGCAAGCTTGCGCCACTTCGGGCTCAATATTTCTAAGTAACACACCTGTGCAGTCAGTAACTAGTGTTAGTTGTATAAATACTTCCAAAGAGCAAGTAGCTATACCTGATACAGACTACGTAGCCTACTCCGACGAGGGTATTCTGGAGCTTCTAGAAGAAGCCACAGTACACGCTGCCGCTATATACAAGCCGTATACTATTACCTATATTGCCGGCTATGATAACCTACCCGCCCCTTTAGCTCTAGCTATCATGGAGCTTGCTACTTACCATATAAAGAAGCAATACCTAACAAAGACTTCTTCTGTCAATGTCAATACTGTATCTGAAGATACAAATGCTAGCAGCTCAGACCTGCCCCCACACATCAAGCGAGTGTTGGACCTTTACAGGACTCTTTAATGTCAGCAATAAAGATACTTACTGATAAGGTATTATTAAAGAGACTAAATAAAGTAAATAAGGACGCAAAATACGATGCGCTCCTAGCCGGCACTGAGGTAGTAGTTTTCCATATGTCGGAAAGTGCTATAGCGCGGCAGATGCTGACGAATGATACAGCACATATGGCACTAGCAGTATCCTTGGCTTTTTTAGACTACTTTAAGACCCACGGCGGGGTTATAAGTTCCAATAAAGGCTTAAGTGCTAGGCTGGATCTTACGGGAACTAGCACACGCCGTAGGGCTCAACTAACGGCCCCATTTGTATACCACAAGAGGGGCTCAGCTGACTTCGTAGTAATAGCCAGGAACAACAAGGAATTAGCTAAACTAATAAACCCTGCTAATACTTATGTGGCCAAGAAGCTAGGACTAGAGGGTGTCCTTACCACCTCTAGTGGCGGCAGAAGCTTCCAGCTTGGAGCTAGTAATTCTACCAGCGGGAGGGGCGCAGGCACCCCTGGGCTACGTTACTTGCAAAAGGCAAAGAAAGAGTTACTAAAGTTTACAGGAGGTACCTCACTACTAAATGAGGTATCCTCCACTATTCGTAAACTAGAACAAGAATACGCAGATACCGGAGAGTATGAGTTAGGGTATAAAGGCTCTAGCTCTGTGTCCAAGATTGCAGGAATGTTTGTATGTACGTATATAGCACCTAGAGGCGCTGAATTAAATGCTAAACTACGTAACTTAGACAAGCAAGCAGCAAAAGATATAAGTAAGAAGCTTCTTGAGATTAAGGGGCCACAAGGCATCTCTGCCCAGCTCAGCGAAATAATACGAGCAGCACTATGGGGCCAAACGTACTCGGATAAAACCAGTATTAAAGACACCGGAAGAATATCTGGTCTATCCAAGAAAAACAAGAAAGCTCTAGTTAGGAAAACTAGAGCTAACTTAAAGAAGCTACCTGTAAAGAGTATTGGGGTGGATTTTCAGTCTTTGATAACTATTATAAATAGTAGTATAGAGGCACAGATCTCTACAGATATGGAACGGCCCTACTTAGAGTACCAAACCGGGCGTTTCGCTAAAAGTGTAGAGGTAAAGAATATAACAGAGGGTAGGTCTGGCGCTTTAGCTATATACTATGACTATATGAAATACCCTTACCAAACCTTTGAGCCAGGACACCGGCTCGGCCATCTAGGGTACGGCCCTAGGCTTTTAATTTCTAAGTCGATACGCTCAATAGCACAAGAGCATGTGACACAAAGATTTAGGTCTATATCCTTATGAGTGTAAGATCATCCATAGCCAAGTCTCTTGTAGAGATACTAAATACCAAGCTAGACGGTACCGGTGACTATACTACCGATATCCAGAACGGTGCGGAAGCTAAGCTAAAATTCTGGGACGAAGTAAATGAGTTTCCCTTCATTTCAGTAGTTACAGGCACTGAAACTAGAGAGTACCTTCCCGGTGCTTTCAAGTGGGGTTTCTTAAACATTACTCTTAGACTATATGTCAGCGACGGAGATAACCCCTCTCTAGCTTTAGAGGGTTTGTTAGAAGACGTTGAAAAGTTACTGGATGCTAGTAGGGAGATACCTTATAGCTCAGTGACTGGGACAGAATCTACCACCCAAGATTTACATATCACTTCTATAGTAACCGACGAAGGGCTCTTAGCTCCCTTGGGTGTCGGGGAACTAAGTTTAGAAGTACAATACCAAGTACTATAACATTAAGGAACCGAATAAATGGCTCTTACTCTAACACGCGACGCGAAAGTATTCCTGTCGACCGTGGATATTGGTTGGAACGATACTAACACCTGGGAAATCAAAGTCCTTGATGGTTTTAGTTTTTCTCAGTCTACATCTACACAAGAAGTTACACTGAATGAGGCGGGCGCAGCCCCTAACCGTGGTCAGAAGATCTTTAACACAGCTCTTGACCCAGTTGATATCAGCTTCTCAACTTATGTACGCCCCTACATTGAGTCTACCGTACCTACCCCAGGGCTCCAGGTAATTACGTTAGGACCTTCAGCCTCCTACGGGGATGATACCGGACTCACGCCGGAAACTACCTACGATTTTAATATTAACGTAGACGCTGGTGGTGTCCAGACTATTGCTATCACTACAGACGTAGGTACTGTAACAGTCGCAGACGTACTTACATTAGTAAATGTACAGTTAGTTGCTACAGCTCAGGCTGCTACTATGGACTTACACGCCGGCAACTTCCGTGTTATCAGTGAAGTTGCAGGTGCTGGATCAAGTATCGCTATTACAGACGCTGCTGGTGGCGCACCTTACCTGTTTGCCTCAGCCCAGATGTCAGGCTTCTCTACTGTTACAGTAGAAACCACCGTATCTGGAAGCGCCTCCGGAACAAATCATACTAGTGTTGAGAAGGTTCTTTGGGACGCTATTACCAATAACGGTGCTCAAGCTACTCCAGGCGCGATGAATATTGACTTTGCCAACTCTAACGCACATGAGCTCCCCTTCTTTTACATGTATATTAATACAGGTGCGGCTATTTACCGCATGGAAGAGATGATTGTAAACGCGGCAGAGATTGACTTTAGTATTGATAGTATTGGTCAGATTGCATGGACTAGTCAGGCTTCCTTTTACGAGGTAGTTACTGCAGGCACTTCTCCCGACCCCTCACAGCCGGGCGTAGACTTCCTAGCTGCACCTGTTACCGCAGACTTCCTGAAGAACAAGTTAAGTACGATTACCATGTCGGGCGGACCTGCCAACGGTGGTGCAGGCGCTACATACGAGCTTGGCTTAACAAGTGCCTCGGTATCCATTGATAACGGAGTAACTTTCCTAGTACCAGAAGAGCTTGGTGTTGTAAACAAGTCAATTGGTCACTTTACAGGTACGCGAGCAATTACTTGTACGTTCTCTTGCTACTTAGATACTGCAGCAAACAAGTCAATGTCTTTACTTTCAGATATGTTGGCGGATGTTAATAGTGCTACACCTACTATTACTAACGCGTTCAACTTGCAGTTGAATATGGGCGGAGTCGTTGCCCCTTACGTTAGTTTTGAAATGCCTCGCGCACACATTGTTATCCCTCAGATCGAATCCGAGGACGTAATCTCTACCACAATTGAAGCCACTGCCCTAGGTACTGGCCTTACTACTACCGACGAACTTAACATTAGCTACTACGCAGCGTAATAACCAAGCAAGGGGGCCACACTAGGCCCCCTGATTTAAGGAATCACATGAGTCTTAAAGACCTTTTAGTTGAAGAGAAAAACATTGAAATCGAGTACCCAGGTGCAGAAGGGTTCCTAGTAACCCTGACATTCTTAGGTAAGGCTGCCCTGTCTAAGATCCGTAATAAAGCTACTATTACTAAGATCAACAAAAAGACCCGCCAACCTGAAGAAGAGTTAGACACAGAATTGTTCACAAAAGTCTATATCTCAGCTGTACTTAAAGGCTGGGCAGGTTTTAAGTACAAGTACGTAGCAGACCTGATCCCTGTAGACCTCAGTACTGTAAATGAGGAAGACGACTTAGAGTACAGTGAAGAAAATGCACGCCTTCTCCTAAAGCACTCCAGCGAGTTCGATACCTGGGTAGCTGAGATTGTGGGTGATCTACAAAATTTTACGAAGACCAAGTAGACCAAGCATTTATAGACCTTGAAGCCTATTATAAGAATATAGAAGCTGGCATGACCAAGGAAAGATACTATGAATTAATGGATCAGCTTGGTACGGAGGTAGAGGAAGATAGGATCCCAAAAGACCTATCTGACTTGCCTCTCTCCTTTCAGTCATTTGTTGCCGTATTTTCGTATCTACCAGATAAGTATGACGGCATGTCTGGCACCTATTTGGGGAAGGACCTTTCCCCTTTGGATACTATCCTAGATATCTTCGAGGTTAAGGATAAGCTATTAGCTATCCGAACAATTAAAGTGTTAGAGGGCATAAGGTCAAAGGCCCTCAACGCCAAAAAGCCTAAACAGGCTAAGAAGAGATCTATGTAAGTGTTTTTGATAGGGTAGGGCTAGTTATTGGCCCTACCCTTTTTTTATACCCTATATAAAGGAGTACTGCGTGTCCTCTACAGAGAAGCGCGATGTAATAATTAAAGTCACAGATAAGGGGCTTAAGGAAGTCACTGTCGGCTTAAATAAGCTACATAAACTAATAACAGATATAGAAGCTACACCCCTAACTGTGGGTGGTAGTGTAAAAAGTGCTGCACTAGACAAAGCCACAAAGTCTACCAAGAAGTATGCAGGCTCAATTAGTGAAGCAGACAGGGCAGCTAAGAGTTTAGCTAATACCAACACTTCTAGTACCAAGGGTTTCGCCAAACAAGCCCAAGGACTAGGTGGACTAGTGCACATATACGCCACTGTCGCGGCAAACATATGGGCTATGGGTGCAGCTTTCGAACAACTTAGCCAAGCAGCCGACCTCCGGGCGGTAATTCAGGCCCAAGATGAGCTGGCTTCCAGCAGTGGTAGGTCTTTAAAAGCCGTCACTAAAGCTCTGTACGAAGGCGCTGATGGTGCCCTTAGTTTAGCTAACTCTATGAAGTTGGCCAACACAGTTGCGTCTGCTGGATTTGGGGCAGGTTTCGCAGCAGATATTACAAAAATAGCCGGGGGTGCGTCTAAAGCCCTAGGTAGAGACTTAACAGACTCCATAGAGCGACTCACTAAGGGCATCGCAAAAATGGAGCCCGAAATACTAGATGAATTAGGTATTTTTGTTAAGCTGGAAAGGGCCACCAGGAAGTACGCAGATGCAAATAACTTAGCAGTCAAAGACCTAACAGAATTCGAGCGAAGACAGGCATTCGCTAATGAAGCTCTAGAGCAAGGTACTGCAGCGTGGGGGGACTTAAACGACAAGGTAGGGGCAAACCCCTACAAGGTGTTATCTGCCTCACTTGCTAACGTAAAAGATAGTATGGTTGGGGTTATATCCGGAGGCCTTGAGGCTACAGGCGTCCTAAGCTCCTTCGCGGAAAGTACAAAAGCTACGACCGCAGGCATATATTTACTAGCACAGCGGCTTACTAAGATGGCCATACCTGAGCTTAAAAACTTCGGAAACGCCTTTAAGACAAAAGCTATAGATTCGGCTACAGCAGCGTTTAACCGGTTCGATACTGCCGCAGAGAACTCCGTAACACGGTCTGGCACCATAAAAGGCTTTGCAGTAATGCGTGAGGGGGCAACAAGGGCAGGTGCCGCCATGCATAGTGCCTTCGTACTGGGAGCCTCTGGGGCTAGTAAAGCCGAAGCCAACCTAGACTTACTGAACTTACAGTTATTTAGCACAGGTAGGTTGGCTACTAAGGCAGCTGGCGCAATGCTATTCCTAGGTAAGGCAGTTAATAAGCTGGCAGGGTGGGCATCTAAGCTAGGTAAAGCACTAGGCTGGGTAGCAATGGCTCAAGTCGCTTTTACACTACTAGAGGGTGCGGTTAAGAAAGTTCTGGGCCACTTTAAACTTCTAGATGGCCTGACAGAAACTTTTGATAGAATAGGTGCGGCTACCGGTCTGTGGGATCCTAGTGGTATATCCGCAGTAGACGACGCACTAGTAGACTTGACTAAGAACTTAGAGGCGCCGCTTAAAGGGTTTAAAGCCTTAGAAGAACAAGGTAAAGACCAGTTTGTATCCCCAGTAAAGAGAGCTAAGGTTCTCTCTAACGTACTACTTTCTTTACAGGATGAAGTTCTTAATCTAAACACGGAGCTATCAAGCGTACCTACAGACTCTGTAGCGTATCAGGAGATAGGGGATAGGTCCGCAAAGGGGTTAGACTCCTTTATTAAAACAGCCAAACAGCTAAAACAGACAGACCTAGCCGAAGAATTAGAAGCCATAAAGGAAGCAGCTAGCCCTAAGACTATGTCTGCCTCCTTGAAGAAAGCTACCCACCTGATAAACATGGCTACAGAAGCCGCAGGACGGTATACGTCAGCTTTGGAGGGTCAACAGAAGGGTGTAGAGGACTTAAACTCAGCAACTAAGCGCTATTACGACTCCACTAAGGTAAGTACGAAACTAGATGACATCCTAGGGTTTTATGATACTACCCAGATTGACGCCTTCATCACAAGGTTAGATACGGTTAACAGTATTAATATAGACCCAAAGACTCAAGACGCTAGTGATAAGTTCCGTAAGTTAACTGTTGAGGTAGATAAGTACCAAGCTCAGTTTGACTCCTTTAAAAAGGCAACAGGAGTACACTTAGAAGTAGGGACTTCCTTGGACGTAGGTGGCTTCATAGGTGGGCTCGTTAAGAGTAAAAAAGAGTTAGCAGAGCACCTTGAGTACGTCAAGGCAGCAGGTATCGAAATGACAGGCGCGGATGTTTTACCTGAGTTAAGTCAGGAAGAGGTCGACGTATTTGTACATAAGATGAGTACCGTGAAGGACTCTTTTCTCGGACTACTAGGTCTAAGTGGGGGTAAAGTCAAGGGACTCAGGACTATCCTAAAAGGGATAGAAGCCGGCGACTCTGTAGACACTTCGGAGCTCTCTAACTATATGGTAGACGTACGTAACGGAGTAGAGGCTGTAATTAAAAGCCAACAAAAGCTCCGAGCATCTGCCCTTGAGATTAACAAGATTACAGCTGAGGGTGCCGCAGCTAGGCTCAGTTCTGCTACTGCTCTAAATAAGCTTACCGACGCCAAGACGTTAGGGAAAATATCTAAGGAACAACTACAAGTAGAGACCCTTAAGCTACAGTTAGCGGGCCAGCAGTCAGATAGGCTTCTTGCAATACGGACACTAAAAGAGAGAATACTGCAGCTAGACATAGACGCAGCAAGGCGCTCAGACATAAAGTCCGCTGAAGGCGAGGCAGCAAGGGTGTCCCTAGAGCAGCAGGCTGGCTTCTTGCGAGACGAGGTAGCCTTGCTTAACTCAGTAAGTAACACACATACTAGCATTAGCAATCAGTTAGTGGCCCGTCTAGAGGTCCAGCAGCAGCTAAATGCTTCTGTGCGTGAAAACATAGACATGGCAAGAAATCAAGTGGAGCTAGCAAAAGCGCAAGCCGCAGCTAAGTTTGGTACGGAAGAGCAGGGACTGGCGGAAGCGGAAGCCCTGCAACCAGACGAAGACTTCTCGATCCAGTCAGCCAAGTTAGAGATAGAAAGAGAGTTATCTGCATTAAATGCTATAAAGATGGAGCAGTTAGCGGCAGAGACCGTCCTCAGAGAAGAGCTAAGGCTCATAGAGGACGAGTACCTCAACGGAGCACTACTTCAGGCCGGCAGCGCGGATGCTCTAGCAATTACTAGGCTTACAACTAAAATATCTCAGTCCCAAAAGCTACTGGCTATCTCTAAACTAGTAAGTGCAGAGAAGCAGAAAGAGCTGAAAATCAATCTAGAGATGGCAAAAATTGTATCCCCATTTGAGAAGTTAGCAAAAGTTCTCGATGAACTAGATACTAGTGCGTTTACTGCCCTTGCAAAAGGTGCTAATAAGTTCGTTAAAGTAACGAAAGTTAACCGTAAGCAACTAGATGGTATGGCGGAAGGTAGTGCTGCGTATAACGACCAGCAACTGCAGGGGTACGCAGACCAAGCCTCAGCGCTCGGAGGTATGTTCGATGAGGGTTCTGCATCTGCACAAGCATTCGCTAAGGTAGAGCAGGCGATACACGTGGCCAGAATGGCGGCCATGGTACTAGAAGAGTCTGCCATGCTACGAAAAGCTGCTGCTTCTATGGCGGCGGAATTTACAGCGCTATTCCCCAAAGTAGCAGGAGCAATGGCTAGTATTGTGAGTGGCGCAGGTATACCGGGTATTGCTATTGCAGCAGGTTTTGCTGCCTTAGTCATGGGTATGTCTGGCGGTGGTGGCGGTGGCGGTGGTGCTACTACTGCTGGCGTGGACGCACAGCTAAAGCAACATAAAGATAACTTAGGCGCTAATGGAGTTTCAGGCGCAAGGGAGATGGAGACAAATGCACTAACTGGTGCCATAACCGACCTTGCGGACATAGACACCAGACTGTACTCCTCTATGGATAACCTGCAGGGCTCAATTATAGAGCTAGGTAAAACCTTCCGGTCTATAGGTGGTTCTACTTCCAGAGCATTTGGTGGGTTTTCTGAGCGAGGCATACAAGAGCAGTTCTCTAACATCCCAGAGTTTGGTAAGGGCTTAGTAGAAAGGGGCGCTTATAAACGACCAATTGAGCGCACATTAGAAGACGTATTACTGCAGATAGCACCAGACCTAAGCACAATAGATGTAGATCCTAGCTCCATAAAGAAAGCCACAGACTTTCTAGCGGTTAGTTTCGATGATATTACTGCTTTAATAATAACTAAGTCGCTGCGGACTAAAGCCAGTGATGGGTCTCTGAAGGGAGCTTGGGTAGATAAACTACAACGTAACTTTGGTAACGAGTACGCAGACCAGCTATCTAAGGACTTGAACGACGCGTTCAACAGTACAATTGATAGTACTTTCGGGCTACTGCAGGCACTAGACCCTGGGGCACACATCGGAGAGGCTTCTAACGAGTTTACAACTTCTGTAGCATCAGCCTTAATGGGCGTAGTAAACACGGGCAGCTTTGGGGCTGATCTAAGCTCTAGTATCTCTGTGAAGGATCTTAGCTCCTCCGAGGCGGCCGATAGAATCTCCGTGTACTTTAACGGCCTCTCAGACGATATGATTATGGCAATATTCCCTGCCCTAAACAACTTTAGAGATGCAGGAGAGGAGCTGGGCGATACTTTAGCGCGTATGGTAGAGGAAACAGCTACAGCTACCAACGCGTTCTCCCTGCTAGGTCTTCCAGGGTCTATATTCGATCCCGGTGTCATGACGATGGCGGGTGTTAGTGCTAACATAGCTTTTCAGGATGGACTATTTAGCGGCTTCTCCGATGCAGGTGCTTGGGCAGAGATTGCAGATAGTTTCACTGAAGTAATACTAAGTGAAGTCGACCTAATAAGTAACCGCATCAATGCTTCTAGTGCGGAGGTTGCTAGGGGTCTAGAAAGATCTTTAACACAGATTGGGGAAGTCGGCAATGTAGGAGGCGCACAGCTCCTAGGCGAGGAATTAAGGGTTCTATCCAAGGACATGGAAGATGGTGCTATTACTTCTAAGCAAGCCCTGCTTGGGTTTAAAACAGTATGGGATCAGTACAAGAACCTTATGGTTTCTGCTTCTTCCGGGGTTGACTTATCTGGTAACCTTATAAGTGAGGAAACGCTAACCACATTAGGCGAATTAGACTCAACTATAATGAGTACTGTAAACGCGTTAGGCGTGTTAATGGAGAGCGAAGACGAACTAGTGAACGCAGCAATAGACGCTACTGGACGAACGCTACAAGATTACCTTGACCTCCTGACAAGCCTGCAGGATGCAGTGTTAAGCCTAATACTAGGTGACCTGTCTCCCTTAAGTGCGGGGCAGAAGCTGGAAGTGTCTAAGGAGGCATTCGACGGTTTAGTCGTTAGTTTGGGTGCAGAAGAGGATAATAGTAAAAGGTTCGAGCTTCTGGAAGGTGTAGAGGACGCAGCCACAGAGTACCTAAGTGCTAGTAAAGAGTACTTTTCAGGTGCTGGAAACTACGTGTTGGAGTTTGAGCGAGTAAGAGCTATACTAGACAGTCTAGCTATGGACCTTGGCTCTGTTATAGAAACGGACTTTGAGACACAGACCTTATCCCTACTAGAAGCTACATACGATCTTCAAGCAAAGGCGGCTGATAATATTGTCGGTGGACTCGCCGCAGTACAGGACGCACTACAAAGCTACCAAGCACCTACCGGCACGTACGGTTCTGGGGCGTCAAACCCTCCGCCTACCTTAAGTGCGCAAGTATTGGCAGCAGCGCAACCAGTAGCACCACCTACCCCTACCAAGCCCACGTTATCTGAGTACTTTCAGGGGGGTGGTGGGAGTATCTTTGATTATTGGGCTGAGTGGGGTACACCCACGTTTGCAGAGGGTGGTATAACAAGTACCGCGTCTATTGCTGGAGAAGCAGGGCCTGAGGCCGTTGTGCCACTCCCTGATGGTAGAACAATACCAGTAACAGTAACCCAGCAGGCAGAGACTTCCCCTGAGCTACTAGAGGAGCTACGGTTGCTTAGGGCAACAATAGAGGAACAAGCCCGCAGTAACGAGGAGATGTCAGATATAGTAGTAGCCCTGCTACAGGATAGCAACGTACTATCGGGCTCCATTGTAAAGAACACCAAAAGCAGTATAAGGGCTTTATGAGCATTTTAGATATACCATCAGGAATACAGGTGTCTTTAGTTGAACTACAGGCACTTAACTTACTTACTAACGTAGAGGAGACATTCTACTACTCAACCATTAGCTATATTACTACACCTACAGATACGCCAGCAAACGTTGCTTACCAATCTAGATTGGTAAGCGCCTTGGACATATCGAACTCTCTAAAGTTTCAAGGGCACTCTGGCGCTATATCTGCGGTAGGCCAGGGAACAGTAGAGATAAGTAATATAGACGGTGCTATTGATATCTTAGATACTGAGTATGCTCTTGTAGGGAGGAGCATCAAGGTTCTAACTGGCGACCTAGCTGGGGGGCACAGTAACTTATCTACTGTGTTTTCTGGTACGATACAGGGTTTAGACTTTTCAGATAGCTCTATGTTGCTTCAGGTTCAGGACACTACTGCAGTTATTTCGGGCGAAGTATCCAAAAGCGTATATGTTGCACCTGGGGGGCTAGGAGAGGAGACCTTTAACCAATCCCTCCACGGTACTCCAGTACCTGTGTGCTTCGGGGACGCCTTAAACGTTTCCCCCAAATACGTAGGAAAACTACTTGTTGGCGACCCCTATACCGCAAGGTTTGACCCGTACTATCTAGGTATTATTGAGCTTTCAGGGTCAGACCTAGTAGCTACTAACGCAAATAACGGTGTATTTGAAAGTGCCCACTCCGACATAGGTATATCTACAGGAAAGTACTACTCCGAGATTATAGTAGATACTACAACCCCCACAGGTAACGGGGCCTTTGTAGGGGTCAGTACTTCTGCCTCTAGACCTAGAAGCGGGGCGTACGTTGGGGAGACGTCTAATAGTTGGGGGTACTCTGCCGAAGACGGAAAACTGTACACAGGTGGTGTAGGGACTGCCTTTGGGTCAACCTATCAAGGTAGTGTGTTTAGAT